TGGCGGGGTTGACGGACCCCTGCTCGCGGTTTTAGGAGACGCGGGCTCCTGAATACTATTCCTCTCCTTTCTTTAAAGCCTCTACCAAGTCTAAAAGTTCCCGCTCCGCCAGAGCAAGACCCTTAATCGTCCCAACCATATTCTGATATTCACAAAAATCTTTTGCCCCCCCAACGGAAATAGAGTCAGCAAGATCATTCATGCGTTCCCGAAGTTTCTTCTGGTAAACCTCGAATAAGTGTTCTTCAGCCAACTATCGTTCCTTACTCATAGTTCGTTCATCTTCTACCAGTAATTTCGCCGCCTCTGCGGCCAGCTTCGCCCGCTCCAAGATAGCCTTCTCACTGATCTCTGCTTCCTTCAGCACACCCTGCTCCTTGGTCTTGGCAATCTCAACACCAAGACGGGCACCATCAATATCGGTCTGAGCGTCAATGCGTTTGTTCTCCGTCTCCTGCCGCATCTCTGCCTTCGCCATATCCGCCACCACACGAGCTTCATCAGACTTGGATTTAAGCTGCAATTCTTGAGCCTGTAATTGCAACTTGGCCTGCTGCATCTGGATAACTGGATCTTGCTGCTGCTCCTGAATTTCTTTCTGGCGAGCCTCCGCAATGTCTTTGTTGTACAACCGCTGGGCCGCCTCTGCGATCAAACGGGATAGCTTGTGACGCCATCGATGATGCTATTGGCGCTGCCATCGGGCTCTGACTTACCAGTTGCTGTATCTTCGGGTCTTGGATCGCGGCCATATGAACCTGAATATGAGCCTCGTGATCCTGTTGAAGGAAGGCCTTGACTGGCTTCCCGTTCAGCACATCCATATTCTCCGACACAGGATCTCGCGGCTTCTGTTCTTTCGACAAAGGAATAATTCTATCCGCATCCTTGATCCCCAACACATCCAGCATCTGCCGGTGAAGTTCAGGCAGGTCATACATCTGCGGGGCCTGCTGACTTAACGTCAACGCCGCCTGATACTGCATGATCCTCTGGCTCATCGTAGAAGAGTTGGGATCGGAAACAGGGATGATATCTACGCGCTTATCGAAATCCTCCGCAACCACGGCATCCTTGTCTACATCGTAAGAGTAACCTTCGGATGGCGCGTAATCCCTTATTATATCCGCAATAAGAATAAACTCTCTCTTCATCGCTGCATGGAGCCGCGCCTGTATTGCGGTCATCACTTTCATGCTACGCTCTATCAGAGCGAGAGTGGTGCCGACAGGAGCATCCTGCTTCATGTCTCCGATCTTGAGATCGGTAAGCGACGCGAACCTTCTTCCTTCCTCGACAATCTCCGTTAACATCATGTGCAGGACATTCGACGGTTCCTTGTACGGCAGGAACGTGATGTTGTCCTTGATCGCACCACCCGGTACGTCCACGTCACGGAACTCACCCGGCATAATAGGAGAATCATCCCCCTTGATTCTCAATCCCCTCGCCTTCAGACCCCCCGGCAAGTTAGCCAGAGTACCTGCGTCAACAAGCTGACGTGTCAGCGATGTTGCCGTCTTGGCGATGCCCCCAATAAGATGAATAAGCCCAAAGCCATAAAAGCCCAGACCCGGCATATATTGGTAATGTACGAAATGCATCCGCTTTATACGGAGGGGATCATCCTCGTACCAATTCCGTCGTATCGCCAGTATCTTATTAGATCCTCTGGCAATCGTTACAACATAGGGGAGCGCGATCTCCGTTGGCTCTCCACTTTCATCCTTGTCTTCAAATCCAGTCAGATCAAGATTGACATGCATCTCATAAAGAACATGACGATTATCATTATCATAGGAAGGACTATCTCCTTCCAGTTCATCATACTTCTCCTGCACATCACTCTGGATATCCAGCGGCTGGCCCAGCTTTACATCAAGATACAGACCAGCGACCTGCAACTTCCTGATTTCATTAGCCGACTTCCGCATTACATGAGTATAGCGCTCCGCCGTTAGCAGATCGGACGCCCCATAAGAAACAACAAAGTCTTCGGCTGGGATAAAATGAGCGCAGCATCGATTCATAGTGGGGTCAAAATAGATTTTCTTAAACGCTGACCCGGCAAGAGGAAGGCTGAACAGCAACTGCTCCATTTCAGGGCGGTACTCTGACATCTTCTCCGTAAGAAGATAGTTCAGATACTCCTGAACACGGCTTGCCTGTTTCTCTTTATCATCGGTAATCGTGCCTACGATCTTGGTTTTCACAGGACCGCTGGCAGGAAACACTTCTGTTATCGCCTGAGACTGGAAACGCACCACCGCTTCTGTCAGGATTGGATGATGAACACCGCAGGCCCCCGGCCAAGGAGTAGTGCGGTCCTCAATCTTCAGACCAAGAAGGTCAAGCCCTTTGATATAAGTCCTCTCCCAGTCAGCCCGCGAGTTCTTGTCGGCCTCGTACTCTCCCACCAAAGTACTGGCCAACCGCTGAAGACACTCCTCGTCACAAAACTCTGCAAGGTTGTCATCATGGTTCGTGGACGTCTCCTCCTCTGACCCCTGCGGATCAAAGTCAATCACAACACCGCCCTCATCCGTCTGGATAGAGACTGAGTCTGGATTGACCACTGCCACTTCGACAGTATTACCGTTCCTGTCCGGGTCGATCTCGTCGAACCCTTCAGGACGGTTGGAGAAGTTTGGCGCTTGAGCTATCGCCTTTTCTATCGCCTTCTTGAAGCCGTAGGTGCCCTTTTTCTTTCTGGTGGCGAGAGCAACCTTGCGCCGCTTCGCTAATGACATTTTCTTTTTCCCGTACTTCGCTGAAAGCTGCTCATCCTTACGATCTTTCCACCCTTGTTTCGCCATCTTCAACTCCTCAATAATCAGGGGCTAACCTTGCGACGTAGGAACTTCAAAAAGTCTACCCCGGTATCAACATCATGGAACACCGTTATTAGACCGGGATCATCATCTTCTCTCTCCGGGTTAATGACGGTCATCACTGCTGCTGAAATATTCTGGTTTCTCAACCCCATTTCCTTCGCATAATTATCATAGATTTTATAACTTGCTACTCTTATTGCGTGGCTGATCAAACCTGAATTTGGTTGTCTGACTAGCTGATATCCTGAAATATGTCTATGGCCACTAATAACAATATGGTCATCAGTCCCCATCTGTGCCGCTTTCGCAGGCCCATGCGCGGTATTCCACTGAGAATGACCGGGCCAATCATGTCTCGCATTAACGCGCACTTCCTTGCCATTGGGGAACTTCAAACCAATTCTTGCACCGTGCGCCTGATATACTCCTGACTGTCTACGGACCATCCACTCTATCGGATCACCGTCCCCAACCCAGAGATCATGGTTGCCACCAATCAGATACAACCAGTCAACACTATTAACAATCCACTCTACCAGCTTCCATGTTTCCGCCTCGGTAACAGTAGAATGCGCGTGAAGTCTGGCAAGCCGCCCGACCCAGTGATCGGCAAAATCTCCAACATTTGCCCCAAACAATCCCTGCGTCTTGGAGATTAACCCGACATGATGCTCCAGCAGGTCAATCGAAGTACCGGGGTTATCAACGTGATTATCCCCCATATGCAGAATAGCTATTGGGCCGTCGATCTTTACCTTGCACTTAATTAGATTACGGGATTTCTCCGATGCCTCCTTACGGAGGAACTCGGTTCTTCTTCTCTCTATGATATCTTCAAGAGGGGCGGTCTCGTCAGCCAACACATCCTTGTCGATTGAAAACTCAGAAGGTTTACCAAACCTTGTCTTGGCTGCGGTAACCCGCCTCCACAGAGCATCCTTGGACATACCAAGAACCTCTGCTGCCCGCTTCAGAGAGCCGTGGTCTGCGTATACCTCTACAGCAACCCTAAGCTCTTCGTCCGTAAACTGATTTGCCATGTGTGCCTCACCTAATAATATTCGGCACGCCGCTTTCTAAACTCCTCTTCTTCCTCATCACTCGGTATACGCACAAAACCTCCCTGTCGAAACCGCAACAAAGCCTGCGTACTGCTATCCACCAAGTCATCGTGTTGGCCCACCGGGAATGCGGCGAACTCTTCAATGACCTCTTCCGCCCAACTTGTTTTGGGTGCCCAGACAACTCCTGATGCAAACAGATCACTTACCGCATTTACACGGGCAATCTTGTCATTCCCTCTGGAAGGGGTGTAGTCACTGACTGGAATCCCCATTGCCCGAAGCTCAAAGATCAACGGCGCACCTGCTGCCTTCGCCTCCACTATGCAGGCGTCCGGCTCCCATTTGTTATAGGCTTTATGAGCCACGCTCTTTAGTTCTGGAAATTCCATCCTGTCCTTGAACGCATCAAGCAGGATTATGTTGG